GATTTTGGTTTTTTTTAATTTTATAAGGTTGAAAACTTCTCAAACTTAGGGTCGTTCGCACGGAAGATGGGAAAAGTAACTGGTTGGCCAGGTTCTTTGTGATTGTTCTTCGTTTGTGTAAGACATATGTAAGAGGTAGCTTCGTACTTCGGCATTTGTTGGAAAGTGGTCGAGAGTAAATGGTAGCTGAGGGTTGTCAGGTGAATCTCCGAATACTAGAGTAAATCCAGCGGGATTCGGTGAATATCCTTGTTTTGCGTAGTAGAGATAAATCTCTTCTAGACATTGTATCACGCGGTTGAACTTTTTGGTGCCGTAAGGCAGGGCGTATCTGAATCCGATGGCTTGAGCCATTGTTATTTCAGGCGTGGGGTTCTTCGCTTTGGTGTGATAGAATTGTGCTAACACTGTTAACTCATCACGGTATGGTAGACCGTTGTTGTTGCGATAGCCAAGGACTTCTCGTCCGTTGAGCTCGTTCGCAATTTCAGTCTTTTCAACAGAAAGTACCGATTTAAAGTAGTGATCGGCTAGTTCTTGCATTCTAAGTAAAAATGCTTCGTGAGAAGATTGAGGGATAAGGACAACTAGGCGTACGATTGAATCGTCGCCAAGGACCTTGATGATGCAGTGCTTTGGGTCGAAACCCATAGCAGAAAGGAGTGTTGCTATTTGCGTGTAGTTGTACTCAGAATCGACAAGTTGGGTGATGAAGATGCCAGAAGGTATTCCGGCGAAGTTGCGTCGATACATCCGACCATCCGGGAGGACGATTGGTGCGTCAAAGAAACATTCTTGCGTCCACAGTAGTAGACGTTCCATTCTTAGGGATTGTTCGTGAGTCCAGGTTGTTTGGGTGTCTGGGTAGTTCACATTGGGTACGTAGCCGTTGTTGAAGTCGAGGAATTGCCGGTTAATCTGGAAGATGCGTTTGATTAGCGAGAAGTAAGCTCGTTTGTCAAATCGGCTCCAGTCTATGGTTAGAAAGGATCGGCGTAGGTGTTGGTTGAAAAGGATAGCGTTAAGACGCATCCATCCACCGGTGAAGGTTTCATAACCCCAGAGCATTGGTGTGATGCCAGGATTAAGTTTCATCCAAGCGATGTATTCCCAGTAGATCATCGTGTCAGCGATGATGTGCGGTTTGGGTGTGCCCCAAATGGTTCGCATTTTATTGGGATCGTTTTTCTTGACTATGGCTGTTTTGGTGTGCAGTAGCATTGGGAAAATGAACTTGTTGCGGAGATAGGAGGTAGATTCTAGTCCGGTAGTGTCAGTGAATCCACTTTTGATGATGTGGTGCCATCGTCGAGTCCAGGCAAAGATGGATCCTTTTTGGAATCCGAATTTTGCGGGCGTGACTTGAGTGAGCTGATGCTCCGAAGGTTCGGGGCCGTAGCGTCTCATGGCGTCAGTGGGGTTGACATAGTTAGTCCATTGCTTAGTTTCGGGATTGTAAAAATCTCCGAAAGTTTTGCGGTTGTTAAGGAAATACTCATCTGTAGAGAAAGGGGCTTCAGAATTCACTTGCCATTTGTAGGGGTAGTGATGCTCGACATCGTTGATGTGCACAGGTTTGCAAGGAACAGGAGGCTTGAAAGCTTCTTGTAGGCATTGGAGTGCGTATTCGACGTGCTCGTCAAAGGGTATGTCGTGTGGTTCAACGTCAGTAGCGAAAAAGTCAGCATAAATAGCGTCGTCTGTAGGCAGTGATCGTTTGTAATCGACAGTGATGGTCTTGATTTCAGAATCAGTCAAGTATAACTTGAAAGCATGTCTGAGTGTGACCTGGTGAGCTTTGATGTTGTTGATGTTCGGCTGTGTAGTGTGAGGGTGTACGTGGTAGTTGCCGATGAGTGTCAAATTGTTATTCGCTTTTAAAAAGCGGGCGATTCGGTTGAAGGCGGAGGTGAGGTATTCCATTGTTAGAGAGGTGAAAATAATTATCATATATACGTGTAGGTTTTCTATTGTGG